ATGGAACAATTTTGTTCTGTCCGATGGAACAGAAATGATGCCTTCCATGGAACAAAAGCGTTCCACTAACCAACGTAATAAGAACAACCTGAAAGATAGCCACCTGATAAAAACAACAGATGCTCATTTGACCTTTGGAGAATATCAAAATGTCTTTTTAACAGCAAAGGGGTACAGGCGACTCAAAGCTGATTTCTCCGGGTTGGATGATCTAATCGAACAGCTTTCGGCTTATATCCAGTCCACAGGCAAGAAGTACGCCGACCATGCTACCACCCTGCGCATCTGGGCAAAACGGCAGAAAACAGAACGAAAATCGACACCGGGTATCCCGGACTACACATTCACGGAAGGAGAAAGCCTATAAAGACGATTGAAAAAATTTTTGAACAGTCCGTTTCCAGTATTCCCGAAAATCCAGAAGATTATTATGGCAAGGACGGTCTGCTTTATTGCGGAAAATGTCACACGCCAAGGGAAGCGTTCTTTGCAAAAGGCATTGCTCTGATGGGCAAGAACAAGCACCCAATCGAATGCATCTGCCAGCGCACGGAAAGAGAAAAACAAGAAACCCTTATCAGCCAGCAAAAGCACAACGACCTTGTGCGGCGGCTGAAAGCAGAAGGATTTTCTGACCCGTCAATGCTGGACTGGACGTTTGAAAACGACAATGGCCGCAGCCCGCAGATGTGTCATGCACACCGTTATGTAGAGCAATGGCAGACCATGCGTTCAGAGAACCTTGGGCTGCTTCTCTGGGGCGGTGTTGGCACCGGCAAGACTTTCCTTGCCGGGTGCATTGCGAACGCTCTGATGGAGCAGGAAGTGCCTGTGCGTATGACAAACTTCGCCCGAATCCTGAACGAGTTGAACAGCAGCTTTTCCGGGCGGAACGATGTTGTGGACAATCTCTGTCGCTAGCCCCTGCTCATCATTGACGATTTCGGCATGGAACGTGGCACCGAATACGCACTGGAACAGATCTACAACATCGTGGACAGCCGATACCGCAGCCGGAAGCCGCTGATCGTCACCACCAACCTGACGCTGGACGAGATACGGCACCCACAGGATACAGCCCATGCCCGCATCTATGACCGCCTGCTGGAAATGTGTGTTCCTGTTTCCTGCATCGGCGTGAGTTTCCGCAAAGAAACAGCGCAGGAAAAAATGGAACGTTTAAAAAGTTTAATCGGATGAATCAGAAAACATTTCCAAAAAATCCGCAGGACTGTCAAAGTTCTGCTACAAGGAAATGGAGCTGCCTATTGAAAAAATACTATGACACCGAAACTGACAACGCATCCTTTGTACGCTGCATCGATGTTATGGCAAAGCTGATTCAAAAATATGGCTCAACCGTACTGGAGCAAAAAGAGTCTACGCTTTGCGCGACCAACCGTAAAGCCGCATAAGCAGATTTACACGTTGCGTAATTTGTGATTTTATGTTAAAATAATTGCGTAGCGTGTTTTACATATATGAGGGCAACTTTATGGACTGCAAAGACAAAATCCTCGAACTGCGCGAATCGACCGGGATGAACCGCCGGGAGTTTTGCACTTTCTTCCAAATCCCCTACCGCACTGTAACGGAATGGGAACTCGGCCACCGCCATGCGCCAGAGTATGTACTCCGGTTGCTGGAATATTATATCCAGCATGAAAATCTCACACAACAACCAACCGCCGAAAGTGAGGATTTCTTATGAAAAAAGCACGCACCAAATGCTACATTTATACTCGTGTATCTACGGCCATGCAGGTGGACGGTTACAGTCTGGATGCCCAGCGTGAAAAGCTGCGCAAATATGCCGATTATGAAGATATGGTCATTGCTGGAGAATATTCTGACGAAGGATTTTCCGGTAAGAACATTCAAGGTCGGCACGAATTCCAGCAAATGCTACGAGATGTGCAAGATAGCAAAGACGGCGTTTCTTACGTCTTGGTGTTCAAATTGTCTCGTTTTGGGCGCAATGCGGCCGATGTTCTGAACTCCTTGCAGCTTATGCAGGATTTCGGTGTCAATTTGATTTGCGTAGAAGATGGCATCGACAGTTCCAAAGATTCCGGCAAATTAATGATTTCTGTTCTTTCTGCTGTTGCTGAAATCGAACGCGAGAATATCCGTGCCCAAACGATGGCTGGCCGTGAACAGAAAGCCCGTGAGGGCAAATGGAACGGTGGCTTTGCACCCTATGGCTATAGGCTGGAAAATGGCGAACTTTCGATTGCAGACGATGAAGTGGACGTTATCCGCGTTATTTTTGACCGCTTTATCCATACCAACGATGGTGTAGCAGGTATTGCCCGGTATCTGAACACCCATGGCTATGTGAAAAAGCTCCGTCAGAATGGAACTATCCCAAAGTTTTCTGCTGTATTTGTTAGAGGTATTCTGGACAATCCCATTTATTGCGGTAAGATTGCATTTGGTCGCCGCAAGGTTGAAAAGAAACTTGGCACTCGAAACGAAATGCACGTTGTGAAGCAGTCTGAGTTTCCCGTCTATGTCGGTCAACATGAAGCCATCGTTTCCGAGGACGACTGGAATCTTGCACAGACCAAGCGTCAGTGTACCACAGGGCGGCGTGAAAAGGTCCGTGACCCAGACCACGCACATATTCTTTCCGGCATTCTGAAATGCCCCTGCTGTGGACGGAATCTGTACGGAAATGTCTCTAAGGCTCACAGCAAGGATAACAAAACTCGTTACTACTACTTCTGCAAGAGCATCAAAGGGCAGACTGGACACGAATGTTCTTTCCGGTTGAACATTGAACAGAACGACATCAATCAGATGGTCGCATCCATCGTATCCGCTATGGTTCACGACCCACGCTTCGTAGATGCCATCAAAGAGAAAATCGGTTCCGCAGTCGATACCAGCGAGTTGGAGCATCAGGCTGATACAATCAAAGCGCAGCTCCGCCAGCGACTCAGTACGAAATCCCGTCTGGAGCACCAGATGGACACACTGGACTTTAATGATCCCTATTATGACCGTAAGTCTTTGGATTTGCAGCGGCGTTACGATGAGCAATATGAACTGATTGAGGACATGGAAACCCAGCTCGCTGAAATCCAAGGTCAGATTGATGACATTCATCAGGAGAAGATCACAGCTGACAACATCTATCACCTGCTTCTGGCCTTCGATGAAGTCTACAATGCCGCCACTGAGGTGGAGCAGAAGGAATTCATGCGCGCCTTCATCGAGCGCATTGATATTTTCCCGGAAAAACAGCCGGATGGCAACTGGATTCGGAACATTGTATTCGCCTTCCCTGTTCCCTATAATGGAAAAGAGATTCGAGAATTTCCCTTGGAATCGCAATCAACCGTTGAGGTTGTGAGTTGTTATACCAAAACGATGTAACAAACGCAACCCTCAAGCCATGTGGAGTGCGTACTCTTGATGTCAAAAGTCCAGTAATATAGTGCGGTGATTCGTTCAATATCGTTTGGACATCATTTTACAATCTGAACCGTTTTCGTCCTTGGAAACAGGTCGAGGGCGGTTTTTGAGAATTTGGGCAATATCTAAATCGTAGCCACAGGGGTAGCAGATAATTGAGTTTCTTGATTAGATGTTTGTGCTAACAGCGAATCCGGCAACTCAGGTATCTGGGGGTATCCAGTGTAGGATTTGGATGTTATTAATCTAGGAGGCATCTATGTACTACTTAGTAGACATGTATAATGACAAGACGAACTTTATTGATGGCATCGACAGTGATACTTGTCAGAAAATACTTAATTCATCTACTATAATCAGTGAGACTTTAGAGTTTTACTACTTGGGCAAATGTGTTAGTGATTCTTTCGACACTTTGATTCAGTGGAGTTACAGTGCCAACCCAAGTAGCAATTATATTATGAGAAACTTACATACCGCAGAGCGTCTAGTTCGGGGATTTTTGTTCGAGTTGAGAACTTGCCTTGACCACATGGAAACTAAAATCAAACAAGAATATGGTAAAACATCTGAGTTCTTAAAAGTTTTTGAAGATAGCACCCATGCTACTTATAATGCACATCCAGAGTATGCTTTTACATATCATCTGCGAAATGTTTCCCAGCATTGTCAAAATATCGTTCACGGATTCAACTCTCCTACTGGAATTGGTATATCTTGTAATGTACAAAAGCTCCTCAATGAATACGATAAATGGAAGCCTGTTGACAAAGACTATATGATCAATTCTGGGGAAAACGTTGATTTATTGAAAACTTTTTCCGTTGCTTTTCAGGCTTTTAACGAAGCTCTCATTCCTGTAATTCGTTATCTTTTAAATACAAAAAACGTTGGGAAAGAGTTATTATATCTCCGGAAATGGGGCGATTCTTTGCAAAAACAGTTCCATCATGATGTACACTGCTATCACATTTTTGATCTTAAATTTCAAAACGGAAACGATGCCACCCATGAAGATTTAGATACCGGAGATGTTATTATTAACGGAACTCTAATCGACTGGGATATGGTTTATGAATTGTCAGATTCCGTTATAGCCATGCCTATCGCAAACACCTCCACAAATAATTTGCCGCTTTGATTCTGCAGCAAAAATGCCGCCAGCGTATCATGTGTCAAAATCACACGGTACACTGGCGGCTTATCTTTTATCCTTATTCTCTTCTCTCACATCATTTTTCACGCAGGCACATCAATACTCAGTCCAGACTTCAGCTCCACGGTGTAGTGGTCATCCCAGATCGTGATTTGCCGGAGCCAGCGTTTAACCAGTTTTTCGTCAAACTCGGTCAGCTCATTGCTCTGCTGTCCGATAAAATCTTGCAACTCCTTGATTCGCTCCATCTGAATGGCCTTAGTGGTCTCATCGGAATCGGTCTGCTGTTGCAGTTCACGCAGATGGAAAATCTCCTCGGCAACATCATCGTAGGCTTCCCGGTTGTTGGCACGGTTCAACAATTCCTGTTGAAGAACCAGCAGCCGCTCTGCAATGCGGTCTTTCTGGGCAGAAGTGTCATTCCGAAGGACCTGCATCAGATTTTTCTGGAGTTGCTCCTTGTATGTAGACTTTGAACCAAGCATTTCGTTCAAGGCTTTCAAAACGACCTGTTCCAGTTCTTTTTCATTGACTGTCCGAGCATTGCAGACTGTACCGTTCTATTCCAGCCTGCTGGCGCACCGCCAGACAATGGAGCGGCAACCATGGTTGTTCCAGTGAATACGTCGAAAAACTTCACCGCAACTTCCGCAGACCACCATCTGCGAAAAGCAGTGTGTGCAACTGTACATCCGCTTTTTACCGCTGGGGCTTGCCTGCACATTCCTGCGGCGTACCAGTTCTTCCTGCACCTTCATGTAGATTTCCTTGGGGATAATGGCCTCATGGTCATCTTCTACATAATACTGAGGTGCGATGCCGTTATTGGCCACACGGGTCTTGTTCAGGATATCGATGGTGCAGGTCTTCTGGAGCAGTGCATCCCCGATGTATTTCTCATTGGTAAGGATTTTCTTAACTGTGCTGGTGTACCACTTCTTATTTCCTGCCCCGGTCAGGATGCCATCCGCTTCCAGTCCATGGCAGATCATATCCATGCTGGCACCTTCCAGATATTTCCGATAGATGCGCTTTACCACTTCTGCCTGCTCCGGGTCAATGATGAGGTGCCCCTCGGCATCCTTGGTGTACCCCAGAAAGCGGTTATGGTTCACCTGCACCTTTCCCTGCTTATTGCGGAAGTCGATGCCCAGTTTCACATTCTTGCTGATGGATTCCGATTCCTGCTGAGCAAGAGATGCCATGATGGTGATCATCACCTCGCCCTTGGCGTCCAGCGTGTTGATGTTCTCTTTCTGGAAATAGACCGCGATGCCCTTTTCCTTCAGCATACGGATGTATTTCAGGCAATCCAGCGTATTCCGGGCAAACCGACTGATGGATTTCGTCAGCACCATGTCGATATTTCCAACCTTGCATTCTTCGATCATACGGTTGAATTCGTCACGCTTTTTCGTATTGGTACCGGAGATGCCTTCGTCCGCAAAGATGCCTGCCAGTGTCCACTCTGGGTTGTTTTCAATCAACTCTGTATAATATTTGATTTGGGCATCGTAGCTGGTGGCCTGCTCATCGCTGTCGGTACTGACACGGCAGTAGGCAGCGACACGAAGTTTCTGCTGACTTGCAAGGGGCACCCCCTTTGCTGTTTTCCGTGCAGGGATGACCGTAATACTTTTCATTCGACTTCCTCCATCATACAACATCTTCCTGAATCAGGCTGTACAGGTACTCCGCCTGCCGCGCAGGGTCATCATAATATTCCTCGATTTTCGCAAGCGTGAAAGCCATGGGCACCGTTTTCTGGACTGTGGGCTTTTTCAGGTTTGTCCTCCCCAACTTTTCTGCGCGATGCCTTCGTGCCACTGCTGCTTTTTCAAAGGTGCTTTTGTCGATAAGCTGCGGATAAAAATTGTCTCCAAGGTAATGCTGATTCGACAGCAGTTTTACCACCATTCCATGTGGGATATGGATGTCAGCTTTTTCAGCGGCTTTGGAAAGCGACATACCTGCAAGATAATTCTGGAAAAGCAGTTGAATTTTCTTCTGAGCAGGCTTATCCACCACAGCTCTGCCATCTACAATTTTGTATCCGTATAGCATCTCAAATTCTTTCCCTAAGCGTCAGCCCACATTTCAGAACAAAGCCGATTTCGTTTCTGGAATAGACTGTAATATAATCTACGAATTGCTGGAAAAAATCCTCGTTCCATTCCTCCAGCATCTCGGCTTTTTCCACGAACTTCAGCAATTTTTCTGTTTCCGCCGTCTGCACTGCACGTGTGGTCCGGCTCTTTTTCAGCGTTTCGATTTCCGATCGGAATTCTTCACACTGTGCCAGCAAGCCATTGTTTTCTCGGCTGTACAGCACCTGGTCGATGTATCCCTGCGCCATCAGACGGGTCAAAGTTTCCCTTTGCTCCGTGTTTTGTGCGACAAGCCCCTGCAAATACTGGATGCGCAGCTGACTTTCATCCTGTAAGGTATTTTTCAGAGCTTTTAAGTAGGGCTTTAAAATCAAGCTGTTTCCGTAAATCAGCTTGTTCAGCATGGTGGTAAACGCCAGCTTAATATCCTCATCCCGGACAGATTGGATGGAGCATTTGGTTTTGTCCGCTATATGTGTTCCACAGCACCATGCGGCATACTTGCCACATTTGCCGGAGTTCACCCTGCGCTTAAATGTGCTACCACATTCTGCACACCGGATGATGCCGGAAAAGGTATAGCGGTTCTGATATTTATTTACGCCTTTCTGAATATTTTTCTCTGCCGCCCTCTGTTCCAGAAGCACTGCAACAGCATCAAAGTCCTCCCTGCTGATAATTGCCTCGTGGTGCTCCTGCACACAATACATATCCATTTCACCCGTGTTCCGGTGCCGGTTGAACTGCTCATCCGTAAAGGTTTTCTGAAGCAGGGCATCTCCCACATACCGCTCGTTGGTCAGCATTCCAAGGATGGAGGTCGATGTCCAGTGGTCGCACCGCTGGGCAGGAATACCATCATCGTTTAGGTCGGCAGCTATCGTTCCTGCTCCTTTGCCAGCCAGCACCTCCGCAAAAATGCGCTTCACCACTTTCGCCTGCACAGGGTCTACCACAAGATTTTTGCCATCCCAGCGGTAGCCATACGGTGCAGAGCAGAGTTTATACGTACCATCCTGAAAACGATTTTGGATAGACCACTTGCTGTTTTCGGAAATGGATACCGATTCACTTTCTGCCAAGCTGCTCAGCGTGGACAACAGGAACTCCCCTTCCATTTCGCTGGTGTTCAGGTTTTCTTTTTCAAAATAGATGGGGATGTGCAGTTCCATCAGCCTGCGCACCAGCTCCAAACAATCCGCAGTGTTCCGGGAAAACCGACTGACGGATTTTGTCAGGACGAAGTCGATTTTTCCAGCTTCGCAGTCTTCCATCATGCGGAGCAGATCGGGGCGTTTATCTTTCTTGGTGCCGGTGATGCCTTCATCGTAATAGATGCCTACCAGCACCCAGTCTGCACGGCTGCCGATATAGTTTTCGTAGTAGCTTTTCTGGGCTTCCAGACTTTCCAGTTGGGCATCCATATCCGTAGACACCCGGCAGTAGGCTGCCACACGCAGTTTTTTCTGTTTCCTCGGAATCGGGTCGATTCTTGACACGGTCTTCATGGCATGCCGTCACCTCCTCCATGTTGTATGCTACCGTCAATTCGACTTATTATCAAGCGATTTTCGGCATCAGTTCGGACAGATACGGGTAGAATGTCTTGCGGTTCAGTTCGGTCAATTTGTCGAATTCCGACAACGAGATCAGCTTGTTTTCCAGAAGCAGTTCTGCTGCTTTCTGCGCCATAAAATAATCATAGTCACCCTGCACCTCCTCTGGTGCCCAATTTTTTTCCTGCTGAAGCGTGATATTGCACAACGGTTCTGTAATTTTGCAAACCTGTGACATAGCGGTTCCTCCTCAAACTCAAGATGTAAACCGCTTCAGCTTTTTATGAGAAATGACACCTGTATGTAAAAAGGCCCATGCTTTCGCACAGGCCCTGCGATGGTATTTGCGTGGTAGGGTCGGCCGACCCACCCTGCATTACGCTGCTTTCATCTTCATGATCTGCACTGCCTCCGGCAGGATCAGCTTGCCATCCACACGCTCCTTGCTGACAAATCCTACCAGACCATTGGCAGCATACAGCTCTTTCAGTTCCGCAATGCTCCGGGTTCCGCGGTCGCCGATGTTGTAGTAGGAATAATCACCGAATGCCATGACTGCTGCACCCTTGGCGATCTTCGGCATATAGGCCGAAGTATACACCGGATAGCCCAGAATACGATCAGGCTCCCCTGCGGTCAGCGCAGGCTGCCACAGATAGTTCCCGTTGCTGTCTTTCAGCTTCCGGATCTGTGCCAGAGTCGAATCGCTGGTGATAAATGCGGCATTTTTCCGGTACGGCCGCTTCAGCTTATACACAAGGTCGATGACCTCATCTGCCTTGATGCTGTCTGCGGCGGTCGTAACGCCGACTTCACCGCCGCCGGTGGCGTTCAAGAGGCCCGTGGGCTTATTCTTGCCATCTCCGGTCAGGAACGCTTCTTCCTCGGCATTGCCCAGTGCCTTTGCAAAGCTGTTCAGCAGATAGGTTTCGAGGTTGAACGCATTATCGTACAGCAGTTCTTCCGACACCTTGACCGCCACATGCAGCTTGTAGGTATCCAGAATTACCTGATCAAAGGTTGCATCGGAGAAGATCAGGGCTTCGCCCTCCTCTACCCATGCTGCCGCAGGCTTTACAGCTGCCACATTGATCTTGTGCAGGCCGGTGGTGTTGATGGTCGTTGCCAGTTTTCGGAAGATATTCTCCTGCTCCAATGCCTCGACCAAACGGTGGTCATATTCGTCCGGCACCAGATAGCCGCCGGATTCGTCCTGCCCTTCACGCAGAATGCTGTCCACATCCTTGAAGTTCGTGCGCAGGGCGGTCAGTAGAGCATTTTTATACTCGTCGGATGCCCGTCCTGCCTTGCTGCCGGGACGTGCGGTCAGCGGTGCTGCAGTCGGCCTGCGCAGGGTGTCCTCCATGCTCTGCAGCTGTTCCAACCGTTCGATTTCCTCACCATAACTCTGGATGTCCTGCACCATTTTGTCGTAGGTCTTGGCATCTGCTGCCGAGATGAGGCCGTTTTCCATGCGGTGGGTCTCCAGAAAGTCCTTGGTATTCTCCCACGCAGTGTTTCTTTTTTCCCGAAGTTCATTGATCGTCATAAAATTCTCCTTAATCTGTAGATATTTTGATTCAAAAGGTGTACTATAAAGTCAGCACTTACGCGCTGTCCTTTTCTCTGGGGTTCGTGGCGGCATCCGTCATCTTGATCATGTTTCCATTGACCAGATAAAGGTCACCGCCCTGCTCTTCAGAAATTTTATCCATATTTTCGAGTTCCCGGATATCATTGGCACTCATCCAGCCGTTTTGTCTGCCGACTGCATAGCCGTTCATCCGGCTCTGATAATCGCCGCGCAGCAGTCCGTCCACATTGAACCTGATACTGTATTCCCGTTTTTCCTTTGGGCTGAGCAGCGGTTTCGTCAATGCCTGTTCCCAGCGGCAGACCCACGGGTTCAGGGTGTACTTTACAAATTCCAGTGACTGCTGCTCGATGTTGCTGAAGGTGCTGCGCTCCAAATCACCGATCATGTGCGGCGGCACATGGAAGATACGGGCGATCTCGTCCACTTGAAACTTTCTCGTTTCAAGAAACTGTGCCTGCTCCGGTGGTATTGCGATTGGATTAAACTTCATGCCCTCTTCGAGGACAGCGACACGTCCGCTGTTCCTGCTGCCGCCGTACTGTACCTCCCATGCGGCCCTCAGCTTCTCTGGATTTTTCAGTATCCCCGGATGCTCTAACACACCGGACGGAGCAGCACCGTTCCTAAAAAACGATGCGCCAAAGTCCTCACAGGCGATCGCCATACCAATGGAGTTTCTTGCCATTGCAATCGGACTGTACCCTACCAGACCGTCAAACCCCAATGCCGGGATATGCAGCACATCTTTGGGGCTGAGGTCGACAGTTCCAGCTTTATCCAGATGCGATTCATCTGCTCCAAGCTGATATCGATAATAGATCTGACCGTTTTCATCCCGGTCTACCCTCATACGGTCCGGCATCAAGGGATAGAGGGCTATCACCTGTCCCCGACCATCCCGGATGATTTGTGCATATGCATTTCCCCACAAAAGCAGATGCGTCATGAGCGTTTCCCGAAAAACAAAGCTGGTCATCTCCGGGTTTGGCTCATCATGCAGCAGGAAATACAGCGGATGCTCTACCGCCTTTTCCCTGCTGCCGTTCTTGCCACATTGATACACATGCAGCGGCAGTCCTGCTATGGATTCTGCCAGCACTCTGACGCAGGCATAGACTGCCGATATCTGCATTGCTGACCGCTGGTTTACCATTGCACCGGAGGTCGAACTTCCCAACCGGAACATATAACTGTTGCCGGGCAGTGAATCGTTTACCTTCGTTCCAAACAGTCTGCTAAAAAAGCCCACTGCCTACCACCCCTTTCAAATTTTTATGACCCACAGTTTCATATTTCGCCGTTAGTACCGCATTTTCTTAAAAAAAGATAAAAAGCACATCAAAAACAGCGAAGTGATTTTTTCTGTTCGGATAGTTTTTTGTAGCATATGACGATGGGTACTCATACCGCTTTTTGAAGAAGCAAAAGGACACGAAAACCGCTAAAACTCACGTTTTCCATGCCCTTTGCTATATTCTTAAAGCAGTCAGATGCTGCTCCATTCTCCTATTTCATTTTGCTCCGAAACGGATTAGACCCCCACCCTACCCAATTTTCGAATTTTTATGGAAAAGGGGCCACCGGTCTCCGTATTCTTTTCTCACAGAGATTATGACCGCCCCTCCCCCCGGCGCAGCCGATCAGCCTTTTGCGTATGTCGTAGGACTGCCGAGCATCGGCATGCCCAGTCTGCCATCGATTTGTCGTTGAAAAATCGGAGAATTCTTTTTGATCTTGAACGTCCAGTTCAGAGTGTTGACTTTTTTCGGTCGGAATCCCAGATTCCACATTGCTTCCTTCATCTGGTTGTTCGTGATATAAATTCCGGTACGGTTGTTCAGGATGTGCTTCATTCCATAACTGCTGTGTTCGTCCAGTTTGTTCTTGGCGGGCCAGACGTTCCACTGCAGCCATTCCAGAACGATCTTCTGTTCTTCTTCCGAAAGATCACTAAAATTCGCTGTATCGTTTCCTGTCTCGATCTTGTAGTAGATACGGTCGTTATCAACGTGGCTGATTATGCGGCAAATGCTGCCGCCCTCTTCAAAAGTCATCATAGTGTTTATCTCCTTCTGGCTCATCTAGCCTTAAATCTTCGTTTCGCATATTGAACTTTTTATCCGGCGAAAACGCTTTTTGACTTTCTGTACACCCTTGTGGGGATGACCTGCTTCGCACGGGCCATCTCCGGTCTGGCCTTCCATGATCCTAACGATGCCAACATCATTACCACCGCAATCCCAGGTTTTTACAGGCGTTGGGTGCTTTGGGTCCATCAGCACCGGTCGATTATCAGCATACTCAAAACTCATAGGCAAATCCTTTCTTTCCTCGCTTATTGTGTGTATCCCTGCTTTTCTGGTGCATCCTAGAAAAACACAAAAGCCTTTACAGGGTTTGCCCTGCAAAGGCTTCATCATCTAGTGTTTCTCGGGGTCTTCCCCTACTGCTTTCGCCAGTATAATAATATCATATTTTGCCCGGAACATCCATAAACGCAACGAAACATCGCAG